ACATTTTTGCAACCTTTGAGTTTGATAAATTTTTATTTTCACTAAAAAGTTTTCTTATTTCTTCAACCTGTTCTTGGGTAAGTCGAGAATTAGGATTTTTAGTTCCCGTTCTTGTCTTGGCGTATTCACTTATTTTCCTTCTACCTTCTGGGGAAGGAGGGGCATACATGTGTGGAAGAACGCCTCGCTTCTTTGCGGATGCGCTCATCTTTCTTTTGGTTTCCTCACTAAAAGTTTTACCTTTATGAGTCGCGCTTATCTTGGATTTGGTTTCTTCTGTGTGTTTTCTTCCAAGGCGGGCTGCACGCAGTTTCTCTTTTGTTTCTTCGCTATGTTTTTTACCAAGCATGGACGAGCAGGTCTTTAATGCTTTGTTATATCCAATTTTTCTATTTAGACATCCACTCTCATCTATAATTTCCTGCTCCAAATCTAATAATTGTTCTTTTTTTGTTTCATGCAAGATTGAAAAATCAAAACAATCTTCCCCATACTTGTTCCATGCATTTAGTAAATGTTCGTTTGAATGTATTCCTCTTCGTAAGCGAGATTTGTGAGAATACCATCTTCTTTCAATGTTTACACTGCTGCCTATATAAAATTTACCAGTTTTAAGATTTGTTATTTTGTATATTCCACAAGTCATTTAATTCACCACCCATTTATCGGTTCGTCTATAATAAATAGGTAGGTCATCTAAAAAATTACACATTTATATAAGCATATCCATCTCTTTTTTCAATATCTATCGTCATATCAACAATGTCTTTCAAACCTTCAATATGGGTAATCAAAAATACAACTCTAAAATAACTTTTAATTAAATCTAAAATCCTCACAAACCCCTCCATGTTCTCAGCGTCTAGGGCGGTTCCCGGCTCATCTAAAATCATAATATCTCCCTTCGGCATGTTGCTTACATTTAGTAGAGCAATTCTAATAGCAACAGCGGCAAGTGTTTTCTCTGCTCCTGAGCCATTCTCTAATGGTCGTGGGTCGTGTTTTGGATGTTTGATTTGAATGTCTAACTTATTGTCGTTGTTCTCAAAGAACACCTCAAACTCAACAACATTAGATAGAACTTTAGCGATCTCTGTGTTGATTACAGGTAATGCCTTCTTGATTACATCAAATGCGATGCCGTTGGAATGCATACAAGTCATGAATAAATCATAAGCAGAGTATTCCACATTCATCCTATTCTTCTCTTCTTTCAGACTTTTTAGATTCTCCAACTTCTGCTCCAATGCCCCTTGCTTACCAACAAGAGTGTAAATCTGATCTTCGCAATCTTGTAGTTCTTGATCGGATCTTTCTTTATTAGTCTTCGCAAGTTCTAACTCGGTCATGACCTTTTCGATATTCTCAAGAACTTCTTTGTGCTCTTCGTAGTAATCTGCTACATCGTTTAGTTCTTTGATTTCACTTTCTAACTTTTGTAAAGCAGTGTTGGTTCGCTCTAAATCAAGAGTTAGGTTGGTCAATCTAGATTGTTCATCTTTCTTTTTCTCAGTTAGACGAGTCCAATTACTAATTGTGTTGCTGACTTTATCCACATCAATATCAGATAATTCACCAGCATTTAGTTTTAGTTTGTCTTCAACCTCGGACAAAACCTTCTTTGTGATTGATAAGTCCTGTTTAGCATTATGAGCATCTTTGATGAACTTACAAGAAGTTAGGAATTTGTCTCCACAAGGGATGTCTGTTAGAATTTTGATTTGACGGAGACTTGTTTCTTTTTCTTTCTCTTTCTTTTGTTGCTCTCGCAATAGTTCATCAATCTTATCTTGTAGTCCGTCCGCTTCTTCCTTTTGTTTGTTGAGGTTTAGGATATCGATTGTCTCTAATAGAGCATCTGCCTTTTCTAAAAAGCCTTCTTTGTCTTTGATCTCATTAGTTAGAGAACTGATTCTGTCTTTGAGAGACTTTTTATTTTGTCCTAGTCGCTCTAAGTCCTGACGAACTTGGCGAATAGAGATTGGATCTTCTGGAATCTGAGCAAGTTTATTCTCTAACTCAGCAATCTCATCCAACACAGAACTTAAGTTTTCCTTTAGTTCCGTACACAAGTTCTTTTGCTTTGCTACTGCTGCCCCTGCTCTAAAGATGTCGTCTTTTGTTTTCTTGATGTCCTCATCATAATCAACATCTTGGACTCTACGAAGGGCTCCTCGCAAATCAGCGGCATCATCTTTTGCTAACTTAAACTTTCTCTCAAAGAACTCTAAGTCAAGGAACTTTGCTAGAATTTCTTTACGACGGGTTGATCCTTCGTTGATAAATCCTAATGCTCCCAACTGAGAAGACATCGATGTGTTTAGGAAGTCGTCTAAATCTCCGAAGACATTTCGGATTGCTTTGTCTGTACCGCCTCTTTCCGTTTGGTTAAGCGAGCCAACCTCGCCCGATACTTGGTCCACATAGTCAAAGTCTGCTTGGGTTTTAGCCTCGTTCGTAACTTTGCCTTTAAGCTTCTTAATATATTTATCAGATCGGCGTGTGATTTGGTAAGTCTTATTATTAGCCTCAATCTCCACCAAACCAGACCCATAGTCTTTGTTCTGGTTGATAATGTTGTAAGTTTTTCGAATATTTTTAGAAGTATTATTATAAACTGTATAAAGCAAAGCATCAATGACGCTAGACTTTCCGCTATAATTTTTACCAAAGATTCCAACAGTCCCAGACAACTTATCAAAATCAATAGAGTTGCCCTCGCCATAGTTGAACAAATTGTCCCAACTAAACTTCTTAATCCGCCAGTGAACATTTCTAGATATATCTTCGTTCTCTTCAACAACTTTGTTGTACTTTGAGTTAAGAGCGAAGACTTCATTCAGGGTATCCTCCGTAATATTGTAGTCTTTGAGGTACTCTTTAATTAGATCTTGTTGTGTCTTCTCATCTCGTAAGTTTTCAAACAATTCTGTGTCAATATTATTTTCCACCGATAAATCGTTTGTATTCGCTTTATTGAGGAAGGTAATACTCTCGGGCTTAAATCTATGCTTGGCGATGTCTACGGCTCTCCTGAGCCGTTCTAGAGGTATGTTTGAGTCTGCTACAAGTCGTAGTCTCGCTCCGTCTGGACAATTGAAACCATTTGGAATTCTGCCTGACTTGGTGAGTTTGATTGTAATAAAGGGTTTTGGGTTTACAAAGTTAATTTTTTCTCTTGTAAACTCTGTTTTGGACTGAATGTCCCAGATGAACATGCCTTTATCGTCTGTCTCACCAAAGTTTTGTTGGATTGTAGAACCAGCATAGGCAATTGTTCCTTCTTTGTTCAAGACCTGAGTTTTATGGATATCCCCAAGCATAGCATAATCGCAATCATCAAATATAGAAATGTTATGCTCTCCGTGCTCCATAACGAATCCAATGTCTGTACGGCTATATTTGATCGCACCATGGTAAAGTCCTATGTTGATTTTGTCTGGATTGGTTGGTTTTACCCAATTGTCTTCATCGAATACTGAAAGAACATTTAGACAAAACTTATCGTCCAAGTGTGTCTCGCCAGCATTCTTGAGTAGATGTAAGTTCTTATGATCTAGGGCATCTACAATAGGAGTGATAGCATCCTGTCGGTAAGAGTTCCGTAGGTTGCCGTCATGGTTTCCTAGAATGATATATGTGGGGGCGATATCCGCCAGATTCTTCAGGAAGTCGGAGCATAACTCAACGAACTCTGGTGAAATCTGGGTCTTTGTGTGTGCGATATCGCCGCAGTGGATAATGTAATCCACTTCCCGTTCTTTCAAAGTAGCATAAAGTTGTTTGAATACTGCTTTATACTCTTTGTGATATTTTAAATTTTTGATGTGTGTGTCTGCTATGTGAGCGAATTTCATTATGCTAACCTGTGATTCAAAAGTGAAGTCTCAGTGAACTTCTTAGCTTTTTGCTTTCTGTTGTGATAGATGTTTCTCGGCATTACACCGACATCTTGATAGCCCTTTGTATTAATTTTGTAAACATCAATCCCGTAAGACTGAAGAGATTTAGCAATCGCAACTTCTTTCTTTTGAGCATCGTGGTCTAGGGCTAAGTAAACCTTTGTGTTATGCTCTGTAATCTTTTGAAAGAGTGGATGTTGCTCGTCTAATGTTGAACCCAAGATAGGAACAACATTACCACTAGCATTGATAGCATCAAAGACACCTTCAACGATTACTAGTGGCTCATCAAAGTCCAAGAATAACTCGTTGAAAATAACTTTCTTAGAGGCACTTGGGTTCTTGTACTTTGGAAAAGCCTGCTTTGTAAACGACCTAGCAATAAAGTAGTTGATGTCTCCGTCCTTATCGAATGATGGAATAATAATCCTATCTTTGTAAAGCCCACTAGTACAGTAGCCAATCTTCCAAGTTATGATCTCTTCTCTCTCAATGTCCCTTCTACGAAGATAAGAGAGTGCTGGTAAAGCACTAGCAGAGAGCTTGTTAGATGTTAGTGTAGCAAACTCTTCTGGTAAGTCAATCTTTTGCTCTGTAAGCATCTGCTCTGTTGGAGGATTCAAGATCTCCGTTAGCTGTAACTCTAAGTCTGAGTGGTCAAAGATGTTACAAAGAGCATACCAATCTTCTCGTTGGGCTCGTGAGCCGTATCGCTTGATTAAATAAGTTACATCGTTACCTGAGAAGTCGCAAACCCAGCACTTAAATTTATTTTTATCTAAGTTGACCGACATCTTTTTCTTATGATGCTTACACTTAGGACAATAAAAAAGATTCTCCTTCCCATGATAGAAAGGAGAGCCTAAAACTTCTTTCAAGATTTTTAGTTTCTTTTGTCCTGACATTTAATAGATCCTGCCTTTGCTAGAACAACTCCATCTGCTCGGTCGCAATAACCTGCCTTTGGATTGCCGTGTCTAGTATATTCTACTTCAAAAGTAGGCTCCATGTCAAGGACTGCTTCAAGTACGACTTTCTTAGTGTTTTGTCCACGAGCGATTTTAACATCGCATAACTTTCTCGCCTCTGAAGCTCCAATGTAGTCCGGTTCGATCTTAAACATTTCGTTAACTATCCAGCTTACCATCCCATTGAATCTTTGTAGGGTCGCCATCGTTTTAGCAGATGACCCGCCCGAATTGAAGAATGTGAATGGTTGCTCAATAAAAATATGCTCTATTGAGTTTAAATTTTTTAATTCTAATAATGAAGCTCTTACTTTGTTAGCCTTATCAAAGATGTTCTTTTCTTTTCTTGTGTCGATGTGATCAGTATACAATAATTTGCCTGATTTGTCAACAATTGCTAAGCCTGTAATGCTTGTAGAAATATCTAAGCCTAAGATCATAAATCTAATTTTAACTTAAATGTATAATCTTGTTCAACAGTTTTTTTCACTGGATTGGCTACTTTTGCTACAGCGATTAAGTTTTTATCTTCATCGTAAACGCCAACCGTTCTGATATATGTGGTTGGTTCAAAGCTAGCTGAGTAAGTTGAGAACGAGCTAGAGACGATGTTTTTGACCTGTACTTTACTACTTTCTTCATAATACTGAGAAGAAGTATTGTTTATATAATTTGCTTTTGTACTTGAATCGAGGTATGTTGGGTTGTTGCTCCAATTTAATTGATTTTTTGGAGCGTAAGCAAACATGGTTAGAGTTGGCTTTGGTACCGTTCCCTGTAAATCAACGACATAAGAGGAGCCCGTAATAGCTGTTCCAGCCGAACCTTCAACGTTTACATAAGAACCAAAATGAATCCATTTAGGATCATCTAACACTGCTGATCCCGCTGAAGCTGTTGGTTGCTGATAATATTCCTGCTCACCACCCAAACTGCTTGTGTCGGTAAGGATAATTACACCTTCTTCATAAAGAGCAAAACCTACTACAGAGCCAGTTCCAATTGTCGTATTTGTTTGTTCTATAAGCTCACCAGTCTTTGTTGTATCTTGAGCTTTTGCTAGCAGAGAACCACTTTTATAAAATTCTAAGCTAACACTCCCAGGCTTAATCATTGAACCATAAAATATATTATCAATACTCAACATATTTATGTCTTGTAATAAATCACCGTCAATTGTATCTGCTTTTAAATCAAGCGTTTCTGTAAAATAAGAACTAAAATTAAACGCTGGGGCTCTATCTTTTCTATAATCAATTGAATTTTTTAATGAAAGAAATTTAGCTATTGATGAAGTTGATGGCGATCCAAAGCCAGTTGTATATTCTGGCTCGTATCCCCCAACACTGCTTTTCTTAATAAAATCTCTTTTCATCTCAAAAGAGAATCTAGCATAGGCAACAATTGGATTAGAGCCTTCAGTATTCGATTGCTTATCTAAATTTGTAAATAAGTTATGCTTATTTTCAAAAATTATATTTAAATCATTAAATAGTAATGAACCAGTTTGATTTAGCGAAGGCGATGATACAGGACCAACATCCACTTGATCATTTATATATGCTTTACCATTAAAAAAACTAAATTTATACCTTGGATTAGCTACTACTGTATTAGATATAATGTCGTTTTCTTTAAATTTATACATGTCATTTTAGTAGTCTAATCTTAATCTTAAAGTAAACTCATTAGATGGCGATTTCTTTAAAGGCTCACTTAATTTACCAACCGCTAAAAGTTGATTATCAGGACTGTATAGACCAACTGAAGTGACATAACTTACTGGTGGGTCACTCGGATTGTTCTTTACAACAATCTGGCTGGCGCTAGTGTAAGATGGGTTAGAACTATAGTTGAATTCACTATGGTTAAGCCTACAGAAATATACTGTTGAGTTTAATTCAGTGGTATTGTTAAATTCAATGTTGCCGATGTGGGCTCTTACACCATTTATAATATCATTAATAGAGCCACTTAACATGGCGTTTGATGGTGTTTGAGCGGCTCTTGCTCCGGTGCTGTCTGCATCGCCGCCACCAATTGAACCACTAGTAAGCTCTGTACCAAATGTCTGAGTATTGGCTGCTAACATAATTAAGCCAGCATCATAGAAGATAAATCCATGATTTGTCTCAGTTGGAACTGTTGCTGATTGTGTACCTTCTTGTAGGAAAGCATAGTCGCCCATGGGGGAGTTTGTTCTGTATGTTGTTGGACTGTTGGCTACAACATAAGCATCAGAAAAGACTTTTGTTCCAACAAATGGATTAGCAAATGAGCCGGTTCCCATTGTTAGACGGAAGCTACCTTTCTTAATCTCATCTTTCATTATTGTTCTACTAAAGTTGATAAAGATGGCATCTGAGAATTTGTCTGGATCCCAAGTGTTTGCTGGGTTTAAAACTCCGGAAGCGTTAAATGGAACAACATTTTGATTTGTATCATAGCCAACATATTGTTGAGCAAACAATCTATAAATATTATTTTTAAGAGTAGCTTGACTAAAAGCGGACTCGCCAGTACTGTCACTTGTTCTACCAGCAGTCATGCTAAATAAGAAGTTAGCTGATGAACTAGCATAGGGATAATCATAAACGTCAATGTGATCACTGTTTGAAAAGTATTTAATATTACTTTCGGATGGAAATGTTCCATAGGTGTCTTTAATGATTGTTCCTGTTACTGGAATCTGCTCGTATAGGTTAGTTTTAAAACTTGTTGTATCGTCTTGTCCTAAATTTTTATAAATAGACATTTATTATCTCCATCCTTATCTTTGTGTTCTAATGAGTTCTACTGGTACTGTAATTGACAATCCAGTTGTATTTCCTACGATTCTAATGCTCGTCTGAATAACGTCTACATTAACAGAAGTTCCAGCATAACCAGTTACCTGACTTGTTCTGTAGTTAGTGAAAATGTAATTTTGATTCGTTTGGGTTACAACAAAAGAAGGTGATATAACGCTATCAGTACTAGGACCGGCAAAAGTTGCTGCTGGATTTGTTGCTTTGGGCAGGAACAATGTTGGTTCTGTAGATGTTGTTACATCATACACTCTTAAGTTATCATCTCCTGAAAAGACGTTTGATTTTGCTGCTGGTGTAGCGATTGTTGAACCAGCTATGTTGTTTCCTAAGCCTGCTGGCGCGGTGAGCGCTCCCCCAGTTGTGATTGTTGTACCGGGGACAACTAGCTTAATAAACCTATCGTCAACTATAATTGAGTATTGAGTCTCGTCTAAGTTAGAATCAACCTGTGAGAGTGTTGTTAAAATTGGATCACCAGCATCAGCGTTATTAATACCTAGAGGAGTTCTTAATCTCAAAGTATTTACTGAGCCGTCAGCAGTTCTGGCATCCATAAAACCATCTTGTAACGCAACACTAGATGTTTCTGTGAAAGCGTCATAAGTGATATCATCAGCGATTAGGGCATAAGCGCCTCTGCCGCTAGCAAACCCTAACTGTCCGACACTTGATGTATCACTTCTTAACTCTGGTAGGTAAAGTAAGTTTTGGTTTGCTATGGAAAACAATTTATGTTTTAGAGAAATGGAGGCATCAGTGTGGGCAATCTCTACTGGTAGGGCTAAAAGATCTAAATCAAAGTAAGCTGAGCCGCTAGAGTTTGTTTTATCATATAGACCATAATTGATCTCATCATCGCCTAAAGCGAACTTTGCTACCTTGAAAGTTCCTGCTGCCAGTCTCTTTCTTCCTTCGTCTGTCAAGACGGTATCTAGTAAAATATCGCCTGAGTTATCTAAAAATGCCATCTATTTTCTCCTTTAAATAAATAGTGGTTTAACACTTTAATTATCTCCCAACTTATATTTATGCCTCAGAGATTTCTTCATCTATCAATTCCGAATACTGTTCTATCTGTTTTAATAGAGCTTTTGTCTGTATTGGCTGTACCTTTTGTGTGTACTTTAAATTTATGTCAAAGACTCTTTTACTCTTCTTTGAGCGAACTCTAATTTTAAATTTAGGTGGTTGACCGCCTGGATTTAGTTGAGTACCATCAGGAAATACAGTTGTGGTATATACTCCCGATACGCCATCTCCAATTGAAGAGGCATCAACAGGCTGTAGCTGTTCAAAACTGGGCTTAACTTTAAGAAGTTTTTGAAAAGTCTTTGTAATAACTTTCTCATCTTCTACTGGATACTCATAAATGTTAATCTTTGCGTAAACATATCCAGAGTCCTCCACAACTTCAACTTCGTAAGTGAAGGAGGCATTAGAGTATAGCCCAACAATATCTCTACTAATAAAGGTATAGTAATATTTTTGATTTGGGATTACATTGCTTATGTAAGCTGTCTCACCATTTAAATAATCCAAGACAAACTTTTCACCATTATCAACTAAGTCTTGTAAACTTGTTGGTGGTCTATCTAATTTTCTAGCGTGTATTTCTGATAAATCGTTTTCAGATCTAACAAGAACCATACCAGAGTCTAGATTAGGTTGAATTTCTTTAGATTTTGCTTTAACCTTTTCAACTAGTGATTTACCACCACTAACATTTAAAGTATTGAATGCTGCGTCAGGCTTAACAGCTAGATAATCAAACTGAACAGACTCATCAAATCTAATCTTTATTTTATTATTCACATCGGCTAAAGCAACAAATGTGGCGTCTGGAGCTACTGGGGCTACATCAATATTATCCACTTCTAGACTTGGCTGTAATGGTAATTCAAAAATTCTTGATGAGTTGCTTTCAAATAGATCGAAATCAAATCTATCAAAAAATTCTTTTTGAGGTTCTTGAATTTCAATGAAAGATATTAAATTTTGATTAGGGTTAAAAAATACATCATACTTTGAATTTATCTCTTCTCGTATACCGCTTAGAGAATATTTAAATTTATCAAACACGCCGTTTACAGGAGCTTGTCCTATTTGTCTTATTGTTAATTGTGAGGCAGTTGCTCTTCTTTGTATGTAATAATAAATAAAAATATCTTCACCAGTTTCAAAACTACGAGTTCGTTGACTAGCAATAAATTGAATTTTTCCAGTAGGTATTACATATTGATCTTGACTTAAGCCAGAAAACGGTACGCCTATTTTATAAAGTGTTCCTGGGAATGGTTGATAATCGCCATCTGGAATTTCTGGTAATATAGTGTCTATCCTTGCTTCAGTTTCAACAATCTCTGGGAACGCAAATCTCTGGAGTTCTTTTTTGGTTGTTAAAGTTAAGTTATCATAGTAATAAAACTTACCATCAACATTATAAACACCAAGCAATGTATAGTAATATGTTTTTCCATAGATTATCTGAGAGTCAAAAATTCTTACCTGTTGTGAATCTTCTCTCAAGCGAATTGGGATATGATATGTCTGAACAACAGAGTCAAGCCAGTTTTGGTATAAATTTGGGTTTAAGGGCTGTTCGCTTTTAACAAGCTTTAAGCCAACAAGCCTTCCTCTTCTCACCAAGTTGTCTTGAACTGACCCATACGAGTAGCCTTTGCCTAAACTATCAACTGGCATAGCGCCTTTAAATAAGTTAGCCATTGTTACATTTTGAGGATTCTCAACGGCAAAAGTTTTTGCTGAAAACTTGTCAAAATTAAATGGAGTGGATAGTAGTGTAAAAATAGGAAATTGAGTATTGCCAGCGGTATATTTTAATGAATCAAAATATTTTTCATAATCTTGTAATGAAGAGTCAGCAAGAAAGCTTGTTACCGCTGTTGCTAATTGTTCTTTTAGTGACTTTTGCTTTTCGATTCTTTCGTTATACAAAGCTAGTTGTTTTATAATTGATGCGTTTGAATTAGCTGAATTGTCTCTAAAGCTTGCTGCGTCATTAACAGTAAATCCATAGTAGCGGACAATGTAATTCGCAAACCCAGTAATTAAACCTTTAGTTTTTGTATTGCTAATTCCATCTAACTCACTTAAGAAATAATCTAAAATAGCAGCATCATATTGACTTATGCATTCTTGAATTGAGCTAATTGAGACATCATTTATCTTAGGAGTCGCTGGACTAGTTGTGTATGTAATTACGCTTGTACTATTCTCAACCGGTGGAACTTGTATAGTTACAACGTTGTAGGCTTTATCAATACCAATGTCGCCTTCGCCACCTTCAGCTTCTATGTTTTTTTCTATTGAATCTGTCTGATTTGTAAAATAAATTAAATTTTGTAATTTAGAGATTGGATCTTTCGATAGTTCATTTTCGTTATCCGCTTTTACTTGCCACTCTTGGTAGTTAGTCGCCAATTCAGTTTGTTTAGAGATTAACTCTAATTCACCATCTACTTTTGTTGTTTTAAAAGCATAGGCAAATTTCAGTGTTGTTTCGTCTTTATCTGGATTTAACTCACCGCCAGTGAAAAAATCATCGTTACTAGAGATGTCTGTTTTTTGTAGTTCTCTTGCTACAGTTCTTACAGACAAAGAAAAACTATCTTTACGTTCAATTCCTTCAGGTTCAAAGTTGTAGTCTTGAAACATTTGACCTGCCTGGGTTGTTTCAGCTTTTGAATCTAATGTCGCAAATTTTTCTATCAACTGTTTATGAATAGCGTCTGGTATTTGATCAGCCGTTAAATTATTCACGCCGATCTTGATTGAAAATTTATTATCGCTTTCCTGAGTGAAAGTACAAAATCTTAAAGCATCGATGGCTAAGTTTAAGTCATTATCATTGGTGAGCGCCTTTTCAGACTGAGAGCCTTTGTAAATTAAATAATTTAAAAATAACTTTCTCAACTCATCTGATGAAACCACAGTTCCATCGCTACTAAGATAGTGATCAAAAATAAGTCTATTTGGTGGATTGAAGTCTGTCGTCATTTTAAGCTTCTAAAATAAAATACCTGTTGTAAATAGATGTTTGTAATAATTCAGGTGTCTTTATGCCTAATGATTCATTTGTGTAATAATCAATTTGACACATATATTTTTCACCTGCCTCTAATCCTGATAAAACCTCATCAGTTAATAGAACATAATCGTTTTGTTCTGGTAGCAAGATTGTTACTTTGAATAATGATTTAAACATAAAGTAAATTATTCCATATACCACAAAACTTTTGTACAACTCATCTTTACTTAAGAACTCTGGGTTATTAAGTTCGTTTCTATAGTATTTGTATAAAAATAAAGATTGAATTGGTAAAGTATCAATGTTCAACTCAGCCTGTTCGTAGATTCGATAAAATTCATAGAACCTTTTTAAAAAGAATGGCTCTAAGCGATTAAAGATTGTAAAAGCAAATAAGTTATTCCCTAAAAAGTTTGTTGGGTTTACTTCAGACTGTCTAGATCCGTTATTTCTTTGATCGGATGGGCTTACATTGTCCACGCACAAATCTGTTCTAAGAGTTGCTGGAATCTCAAATGTCTTAATTATATTGGACGTACTTTGTAGATATGCTTCTCTGTCTGCTTCGGTTTTTAGATTTGGGACTTGAGACACCACTAAAGAATTTAAGTGAAATGTTAATTGCTCACTTTTTTGTTCGGTATAAAACTCGCTCTCTGTCACTTTTTCTAGATTGTCTGCTAATGATAATTTAAGATCGTATCTTATATCGTTAGCAATAATCTCATCCATTGCCCTTACATATTGTAGCAAATCATCATATGAGAAGTCATAAAAAACGTTTTTATCATTTGACAAGACCTTCTTATCTCTAACATAGTATGATTCGGCGCTAAGGTAACTTAGGGCTAGTGACTCTAAATCTGCTGTCTGTGTTCCTGATTTTGTATCGACCTCTGGTCCAACATCTTCATTAAAATACTTTTGGATCTCTAAGCCTGCTCTTTCTCTATAGGCTGAAATATCAATTGAATTTATGGAGCTTTGTTGTTCGTTGAAAGTTATAACGTCCACAGCCCTTTCAGCATCTTTTACATCGATGGTTTTATCGTAATCTCTTTGGAGAGTGATTATTTTTGAGTTTGATCTTTTTTCGTAATCAGTTGTTTGGTTAACCAAGTCTGTTATCTGCTTATTTACGTCCTTTAAATACTCTTTTAAAGCTGAGTTGACTGCGATTGTATCACTGTTATTGTAGATAAATAATCTATCTTTTAGATCGTCCGAATTAGAAGAAATAATTCCATTTAAACCATCAAGAGTTTTTACAATCTTATCTCTTTCGACACTGATAAATGGAACCAAATCTGTTCTTAATGAAGTGATAAAGGTTCTTTCTTCTTCTAACTTTGGTATCAAAGAAGTACTAGCGTATTCTGTGACTCCATCAATCATGCCAACTTCAATATTAAAGCTAAAATTCTCTTTCTTAAACTCATTACCAAACAATGTAAAATTGCCTTGGTATAAAGTTCCAAATACGTTTTCTAAGCCGGTTATTCCTGGCTGTTCTACATTAAAAGACATTTTGTCTTCTGAATTGTAAACGTAAGTGTTGACTTGTTTAATAAAATTATTATCTGACAGGTAGTTGTTGAAATCTTGGTCTTCATTCAAAAATGGCAAAAAGTTATTATCTTTAAAATAGCCTTCTTGGTCTACTCCAAAAAATACAACAACATTTTTGTTTTTCTTTAAAATGTAAAAAAGATCAGAAATGTAACTTTGATTATATTTGTCTTTCTGACCTTCCAAGCTTTGCTGATAAAGCATTTCTTTTTGTGTCTGTACCGATGTAGAGACTGCGTTTGAATTAACAATTCTAAGATCTGCGAAGTTGTTTGTTGTGATGTTGTTATTTTCTACCAAGCTTTGATTAAAAGTTTTTTGATATTTTGATAAAAGAAGCTCTTCTTTGTTATAGAAAGTTATGTAAACGTATACATTCCCAACAGGAATATCTGTTTGTACTTGTAAATTAATCTGCCCATCAGTCAAATAGTCATCAAGAGAATATTCTTTTGCTTCTTCAAAGTTTGGAGATTCGGTGATAGAAGATAAAAATACCACTTTAAAGTATAAAGGCGTTCCAATTCCTTCCTCTTCAACTGAGAACGTAGAGTCTATAAAACTTTTTACCCCGTCAAATTTATATTCAAAAGAGGTAGCTTCAACGTTCAAAGTCGCATCTGATAAAAAAGTATTTTCGTTTAGTACATTCATCATTCTGGTTCAGGCTCACATAGTTCTTCTGGATCGGCTACTATCTCTGAATAAATATCTTTTGTTTTGAAATTACTTTCAAATCTAGCTTCTTCATCAAGCAATACATTGAAATATTTTTCAACAGAATCTGGACTATCAATATTTTCTTCATCAAAATAAAGTCTTTTCAACTTGTATTGATCCTGGGAAGCCCCATTTGGCTTCAATATTTCAAATACCTCTATCTCAAACTCTCTAGCTTCTGCTGGTTCAAAAACATTTAGCTCCTCTAAAAATATGAAAAGGTCCTCATTTCTATTATCAAAATACAATCTAGTTCTGTTACCACCGTTAGCTAGTTCTTCAGTATATTGATAAAGTTTGTAGTTGACGTTAACATTAAATTGAGGAATTCTTTCTTCAAAAGTGTTAACAGATTTGAGAGTACCACTTGATGTTTGTTCATCGTTTAAATTAGTTAAAAAGATATCTTTTTGAGAAGTTGAAAAAACATCTGGTAAATAAGGGCTTTCATTAAATGAAATCTGCCATGCTGGGGCATATTCATTTTGTATTTGATAACTTCCTATTGGATTTTTAAGAAGATTTGTATTATCATTTGTGATAGTACCACCCAAATCATTAATCTGATCTATAGATGGTATTGCTTTATCATATAAACCATCTTTAATTCTTTGCTTAGAAGCATTCTGAACCTCGTCATTATCTGCTTCATAAACAATATCAGCGTCATAAAATTCATAGTAGGCTGGCTTAAATTTGCCCTTAGCCATGAATTCGCGACCTTCGCGGGTCAGAATAACGTCTAATACTTCTTGTTTTTTATCAAAAATATCAGCCATTATTCATCATCTCCTTCATATTCTAGTCCTAAATCAACTTTTGCCATTTCAATTAATGAGTAGAAGTCATGTGGATAGTTGTAACCAAAGATAGAATTCACAGGCTCAGTTCCATAAATTGATTTATTCTTAATCTCGCTGTAAGTCAAGTTTCTACGATATTTCGCCTTAAATATCTTAAATCTCATTTCTTTTGGTAGCTTACCACCAAATAGGTCATTATTTAAAACGCTTGGGCTGATAATTTCACCCTCTTTAATATCATGAGTTATATTAAACTTCTCCATTGAGACTTTTGTACCAGCGCTGGGTAGAACACCTTGCCACCATTTAGAAAGATCTTCTTGGTTTAAATCTTGTGTTACTTCAAAAATATACATTGCGAAAGGTGGTAAAATTGGACCATAATCATCCTGTTCCAATCTACGATCAGCGGCATCTCTCTTTAGCATATAATTTAATTTTGGTGGTAAAATCAACTCTCTTTGTAAAGCCAGCATATTTGATAAAGTACTTCTGTTTTCTTTATCGATATTTGAATATGCTCTTTCAAATTGATCTACTGGATAGTGAAAGAATACCTCTTCTTCACACTCGTTCGTTACAAATGGGACTACAACTAAAAATTCTTTTAATTTAGTACTCTCAGCTAACTGGCTTACAACCTTTTGCTCTGCTTCAAAACCAACTGCTTCAGCTAAAGATCCAGTGGTTCTAGCCACCTCTGTCCCTGGTCCTCTTACAAACAACTTCAATCCACTATTTGTATCAGTTGAATATTGATGCCAGACTCCTCTGTTAATATCGTCATCTGCCGTTCCATCGCCGCCATCAGTTCCATCATACTTAATCGCTGTTACTCCGACATAGTTATGAACTGGGCATTCCCATCTTAAAGTTGGTGTCCACTGTGATTCATTGTTTGAAGCAAATAAATCAACGCCAGCTTCAATAGTCATAAACGGAGAGCTTGAATTAACTGATGATTCTCCGTAGCCATATGTTGCTGCTGCGTTCGAATCAACCATTTGTTTATTCTTATATGTTTTTGTTGAATAGTATAAAATATCGTTTAAAGTGGGGTCTCTTTCTGTTACAGCGGTTCTAAAAGAATTATAATCAAAATTTAATGTAACAATTGCTTCATTTTGAGCCCATGATGCTGCTGGATCTATTGCTCCCTCAACCCTTGTTGCTGAAACTGATCCGAACTGTCTATTCCAGGTTGTAAGAGAAGAAGTTTGTGACTGATAAAAACAAGAATGTACAATATATGGAAAACCATTTGCCGATGGATCGTCGTGGTTTGTAAAGTCAGGCTTCTTAGAAACTACAATATCCATTGAGTAGTTATCAAAATTGCCCTGTGAAAAGGTCCACTCTGATACGGGCTTGCTTTTAATTGATGTTAAAGTTGAGTTCTGAACAAAAGTATCCACTACACCAGCATAAAAGTTTGATGCTGCTAGGGCGTACTTTGGATCAATATATCCGATAGAAGCTGTAGAATTAAACTGGTTTTCAAAGTCATTTTCTATGATAGAAGAAGACACATTTATGTGTGTTGCTGGATCTATAATAGCCTCAAAAGGAATTCTATTCCATTTTTGAGTGGTAGAATCTGGATTTATTTCTGTTGGATCTAATGGATTTGTTATGCTTCCACTTATCCAATTGGCGCTATCAATAGCAACGCCAGCCCTGATTGAGCCATATGTTAATCTAGAAAATATAACATTGTTTAATGTTTGAAAAGTTGCTGCCGATCCTGCTAGGCTTACATTAGGACCAATTGATGAACTAAACAAAGTAGATAATTGTAAAGTTCTTTGTGAAGGATAAAAGCCATCATATGGTAGTAGCTTTTTAGCTGCGCTCAAATTAATTGAGATTTTTTTAGCATCCCTTTCTTGGATGTTTCTTACAATTTCAATTGCTGGAATGTCGTCAGAGTGAGCGTATGTCTCTAGGAAGCTCTCATTATTGTCCGTTGTTTGACTGCCTGTTAGTGATAGGGATTGGTAGCTGTTGTTAGATAGATCATAACCATTATCAACAATGTCGCCAATATGTTCAGAAATTTTATACTCTGGTACAATTGAATGATCCTTTGCTATGATTCTTAATTCACTATTCCAAATTGAATAATTATCGTCAAAAGCTCCCTGACCAGCAGAATCGCTAGTTCCAAATTGTACTGTATTTCTTGGAGAGCTAGCAGTCACATAAGTATAGTCTCCTACAGTTAAATTATATAATTGATATCTACCAAATCTAACGTTTAAATCACCAAGTACTTGACCCGGCTCTTGATTGATGTTCATCAATTCGCCGCGATGTGAAGGAATTGACGCGTCCTCACCAACATCCATGGACCAAAATGAGAAAGGCTGATAGCTAGCGCCTTGTTGTGATCCATTTAGATTTGCGACTCTGTTATCAAGACTATCTCTCCAATTAAAAGAAAAACTGCTTCTATCTCTTGCTTTTGATAAGTAAGCGTTTGTCTCTTTTGGATAAATTGTTTCACCATAAACAACAGAATTTAGTTTAACAGCGTTATTACCTTTTGTGTAAAGGCTAGATACCGCGTTAAATAAAGATTGTCTCTTGTCTAAATTTTTAAAGTTCTTTAAACGATCAGGGTTATCAATCTTACTACCACTGTAATCATAGTAGTTGCCGTAAAAATCGTAGTTATTAGCATAAGTGTAATAAAGTAGCAAATCTTTTTCTATCTTTTCACCGCCGACAACCTCTTCAGATTTTACATTATGTATTACTGGTTTGTATTTTGAAGATACTGGAGAGTGATTAATTCTTATTTCACCGGGCTCTGTACCGGCTATAATCAAATTATTGTTTCTTAAATACGTTGCTACAGGATGTTGTCCAGTTCTTAACTGTTTGAATGATGGATAACCATATGGACCATTTATGTTTAAGAAATAAATACTAGCAGAGGAGGGCTGTGTTCCATCCGTGTAAGCAGTTGGAGCTACAATTAAATTGCTATTAGCAGTCAATTCATAATGATAGCCTGCGGTACCTATTTTGCTGGGCGGTGTTGAGTATCCTAAAAAGTTAACTATCTCTGCTTCGCCTACACCCCTTAAAGAACTACTGTAGAAGGTAAGACCATCAGAACTTGAAGCAAATCCATAAAGACCATCCATAGATAAGGCTGGGTCTGCTGATGAACTAATCCACCAATATCCAAAATCTTTCCTTGGAATATTGTAAGAAACAAACCCATTATCAAATAATGAACCAGTGTAAACAACTCCTGCCGAAGTTGTCTTTAGTTTGTTTACTCTATTCCTTTGGACTTTATGAAATGAACCTGTTGTTGTTGATCCTGATTCGTAACCACCAAAGGCAGATGGAGTTTGGTAAAATGAATTTAAATTGTTTACTACTTCTCTGTTTCTATATGGTAAAGCGTTATAAGGGCTGTATTCAGCCGCCTCAACATCAAGATATCCCTCACTTAAAGTGGCAACTTCACCTGGGGCTGAAAAGCGATTAACAATAACAGTTTTATTGTATGTTCCATCAGATAATGCTCTATTTGGTAAAGCAAAATCAATTACGCCAGATACTACTGTTGATTCTGACTCGGTGATATCGAAGCCGCCCTGATCTCTAAAGGCTAAATTATTTTCTTTTCTACCATTCGTGTTTACAACTTCATAGTTGCTTGTGAAGTTGCCTAAGTGTTGTGAGCCTGTTGTGGTTTTAATATTTCTTACATTGTAAACTCTTTTTACCAACTCTTCTCTAGAAAATTTAACTCTGGGAATGTTCATGTCATAAGTTGAACCGCCAAAGTCTTGTCTCGGATTAAAGATTTGAACCTTGTTTGCTCCACCATAATTCTCTATTTTATAAAGTTCTGGGCGGTCTTCAGATTGTCCAACCTCTGTGTGTCTGTGTTTGTAACCACCAACATGCTGCTCTGTAAATGGGCTTTGTAGTGGTGATTGAAAATCATCACCATAATACAAATCAAGATGGTGACCCATTAAAGAAGCATCTGTTGAATCAAAAAACCCACCTTTACCTGATATTGTAAATCTTAATGGAAGCTTTTTTGGATCAATAGTGTTTCTACCAGTTCTAGAATTAACAATCTCAACACTAAAGTCAGCAAAGTTTTTTACCAGTTCTTGATCAACTATTGGCTGATCTTTTTTGGTTAAAAATATGCTATTTCCAACCCTTTCTGATTGGATCAAAGGTAAAATAATATTGCCTTCTTGGTTTGCTCTTTGCGATCCATAAAAAGCAATGATTTCATACTCTCCGTCAATAAAGCCAGCTACGGCTCTGTTTTCAAACTCCACCTCATTTAATGTAGCAATGTGTGTTGCTATTTTAGTTTTTTGTATACCAGAGTCTCCACTGTCCAAGCCAGCTTCATCTCTTTTGGCATATATGGCGTACCAAGCGTTTGTTCCGGTTGAATCATCAGCATTTGTGTATCTAGAGTTCTTGTATGAGCTTAAAAACTGATTTACTTTTTCAGAGGCTTGCCTGTTTAGTGGAACTAAAAATGGTTGAAAATGTCTTTTCTTTATTTCACTCATTGCCTATCGATTGCTCCTCCGATGATAATCTCATCGCTGCCCGGTCCAGAAAGAGCCGTTGCTCCAGAGTCGCTTCCATAAACAGTTGTTGGATCACTTATGGATGGATTAGCAGGCTTCAATAAATAGTCAGACTTGATAATACCTTTTGATTTTGGTATTAAATGCTTTTTATGTCCTGGGCGTTCAAAGATATGATTTTCGACAATTGTTCTCACTCTTTCTGACGCATCAGCAGAAGCTGGCATTAAGTTAAATAAAACGCTCTCAATTGCGCTATCTAAGAACTTGTAGAGAGTCACATATTTTTCTAAATCTGGTTCATTTTCTACTCTACTAAAGAAATTTTCTCTAGCGATTCTAAGTTCTTTGTTGAATGTTTGATGTTCTGATTGAACTGATCCAACCATTGAGCCATAATCAAGAACACCGGCAAATGTTTTTAACATCTCTCTTGAGATAGTGTCGTACATACTTGCTTCTAATGAGAAGAAATACTTTACTGGTCTATTGTCTAAGAAGTATAGATCGTCATCGTTTTCAAGAATCTGAATCATATTGTCTGTATTCAGATTCTCTGGAATTTGCTGTGTCATTATGTTCAGATATTGAATATCTTTAACATCTGCCGATGTAGCAAATCCTTTACCTTTTGCCGTATTTTGTATTCCAACTATCTTTGAATAATCGCCATACTTAGAAACTGAATTTATTGAGCCAGATGAAAGATCTGGTACGGTAAACTCACCTGAGCTATCTGATGACGTTACAATATTAAATCCCCAATTTAAAGCCAAGGTATCAAATTTTGGAATATAAATCTCATCAAACGATGGACTGAAAGTAAATGTGTTGTCATACGCTTCTTTTCTGCCAAATGATGTAGCGTCTCTGGCATGAGCTTTTAATTCTTCTTCTTCAAGATAATCAGCCCAAGCCAAAACATTTAACAGCTTCATGTTTGATCTATAGGTTAAAGACCCTGTAATATTTTCTTTTTCAGCGCCAGCATAGACTCTCTTATCTGCTCCAATAAAAGCTGCGCCATCCACCGCAGACAAACTTGCTGTTAAAGTAAAAGAGTTTTGTAAAATATCTTGCTCGTAATTGTAGCCGTTGAATTCAATTTTATATCCTGCGCCACTAATGTCCTTAAAAGAATCTAAATCATATTTTACTCTAGCAGACAAACTCCACCTTGAATTATCGTATACATCATAAAAACGTTCAGATTCAAGTAGGACGCCCATTGATGAGCTTAATTGGAACTTAGCTGTATTATCATCTTTAATCGCCCTGACGCTAATGTCGGCGGCGTCAGGAGCAATTACAGTTGTTTGATCTGTAAAGTTTGCCTCCCTAACACCAAATACAGAAGCTGTAACGATTGCTGGACTAGTGAGATTAATAGAATCTTGATAAGTTGGAGGCGTTTTTGGAAAAACAGTATTTGCTTCAACTGTAAAAGCAACATAATCGTCTGTCGATCCTGAGATATACGGTGATGAATTTGAATTTCCAGATTCAGAAAAGTTGAAAATCACGCCTTCTGAATTTTGAGCATCAGCAAATGGCGTTAAATCTAAAGAATCATATTTAATTGATGAGTTTTTATAATCATCTTGTAGGACATATTCAGCATTATTGGCGTACACATTAAAGTTAAATAAATCATCGTCTATGCCGTAGCATCTCAAAAGATTTCTTATTGCTTTTACAGTACCTTTTGATTTATTGATATGATTTAAATTATTGTAAATGTTTTTATAAATGAGATTTTTAATTTCATTTAATTTATCTTCAAATTTTCTTTTATCATCCTGATTCGCGATTGTCTCTAAAACATTTTTATCAATAAACAGTTCTGGAACATCAAAACCTAAAGAAGTTAGCAGTCTTCTATTGTAGGGATTGGCAGCAACATTATTATTATCTTGATACTCTGCTTCATGAAATTTTGGTATTTGAGTGATTTGAAGATGGAGGCTATCAAGATAACTACCCATAACCTGTAATAGATTTTTTAGCTCGCCACCTTGAGATTGGTCTTCATCCAACATCCACATTGGAATTGAGTTTTGTAAACTACCAACATTGCTAGCATCATGTTGTGTACCAGATGCTTCAAGATTGGTTGATAATGTTATTACGTCTGGGTGTGTCGCGTATATT